GGTGGGCCTCCCGTGAGTCGAACACGGCACCAACGGATTATGAGTGCGTGTCAAAGATCAAACTCATCAACACCACATCCCCACATCATCTAACTACATCTATTAAATCAGTTACTTACGAACGCAGCTAAATGCCGTCCGTCACATTGCCTGCCTATGCACAACTACGCCGTTGACACTTTGTCGACACCGATTCAGGACGGCGGATAAAACTCAATAGCCTTCCCGGCATCGCTTGTCCAACGGCTACTGATGCGTTTAGCTTTGCATGTCTCAAAGGCCCGCCGACCAAGCAGTTCCCGCGTCTTCTCCAAGTTACGCTCCGTCACATCGGTCTCGCGGCCAGCATGACTTAGCCAACCAATAAAGTGAATTTTGTCCGCCTCGTCTACATCCGGCCTATAAGCCACGAGGTCCGGATATCTGACGCGGCCGTCCACCGTCGCTCGAACAGGAACGTGCGCGGAGAAGTCGCTCAGAAATGCCTTAACGCTGAAAGGATTACTGGGGTCAAACTCAAGTCCCAGTATCCTGCAAAGCTCTCGATAGTCCGTCTTATCCAGGAACGGTCTTACCTGATACCCACGCAACACGTCGAACTCGAACGCAAGCGCGTGCCCCCTGGCTCCGAAGAGCAATCGATATGGTTCGTCGTCAACGAAAAAGAAGACATCGAACTCTGCGCGGCCGTGTCGATAACGGAATCGATACCGATCCATATCCAAGGTCCGCATACTTTGGTGCAGCGCTCGAAGACCATCAACCGCAAGCATCCCCATCTCCATCGTTTCACAGTTCCAGCGCATTCTACGACAGGTGCAGCCAGAAGCACTAAAACCGACAAGCCCTCAGTGACCGGAGCGCCGACAACTTCTAGCCAGAGCGCTCCGCGCTATTGGCGCTCGCCGCGCGGCGTCTCCGGTCGCCCTACCGTGCGTCATCAGCCCACTGAGTCCGTCGTCCCAAAGCGCGACCATAGCCGACTGCTGGCGAACTTTCGCGGCATATCCTCACTACGCTCCGCTCCGCTCCGGTATTCCACGTTTCGCCATCATTCGCCCATCGGATCGCAGGGACGACGAACTCAGCGGACTGATGCCGAAATCCCCTCGGCAGAGCGCCCGGAGACAGATAACGCCCGGGACTCAGAATCTAGCGGCCCGATGCCTTGAAAGGAGAACACCATGGAACAGATGAGCCTCAGCCTGATCGGTGGCCTGTGCAACGGCGTACTATGGTTCGCAACCCCGAAGCGCCGCGCAGCGAAGCGCGCCACCGGCCTGTTCCGCCCGATGACGCAGATGCGCTTGAAGCTCTATGTCAAGAAGCTGGTGCGCTTCAACAAGGGCTTCATCTGGACCCGCCCCGACGGCAAGCAATTCTTCTGCAAGACCCTGCGCAGCCTGGCTGCCCGAGTGATGGACTATGACGGCGCGATGCTGCGCGGATTGCTCAATCTCGCTGGAAAGAAGTCCACCCACGCACGCTGAGTTGCTGGGAGTTCTTCATCACACAGTAGGCACCTGGCGCACCCGTTCGTCTCCGACAGCAGCTAGAAGAGAACCCCTACGGCGCAAATCTAACTATTCCGAAGATCGGCTCGGTAGGTCATTCAAAAGCTGCTCTAGAGCTTCCAACTCATCAAGACACGCCTTTGGAATCCAGTAAGGATTCGATACGCGCCGAACACCGGTAATCCATCCATTCGCATCCGGCGGCTCGTTCACGGTTTCGACATACACCCAAGCCGCAGGATTGTCTGGCCGCCGTTCCACCAGGCTATCAGCGACGATCTTAGCCTTCTCTAACAACAGCTTCCACGAATCCGCCGAGAAATCTGCTTGCTCGACCCGAAATGCCAAGCCGAGCAGGGACAGGCATCTACGGACCTGCGTTGCGCAGGCATCAGTTTGGGAGTTCTTCATCACCGTGCGAATTCATAAGATAACGTAAAAAGTAATTACGTTATCAAATTACGATAACCTGCGGACGATCACCCCTGGTGAAATTTTCGCGGGCGCGAAAACTGCGACCTCTGGCTGGTAGATTTTCGCAGGCGCCTATTCCGGATCAGGCGTCAGATGCGATTCAACTGAAGCACGAGCAGTATCTCGGACTCCGACTCTTGATGAGAAGTCGTGTCAAGAAAGCGCGGCAGAAACGACATGCCACTGCTGGTTATAGTGTCCTTCCTCATCTTGAGCCCGCCCAGCAAGATCATTTCGCCGTCCTGCATCGTCACCGAGCTGGTGACTTCTCGGGTATTGAGCGTGGGCGAGTTGTTGACGCCAGTTGTGGTCTTCACAAAGTCCGATATCTGCTGCGTCACCGTGATATCGATACTGCCTTCTCTGACGGTCGGACGTAGCTCGAAGATGACACCAGAGGCCTGATATTCGACCGACTGTACCGCCTGGCCGGCGCCCTGAGGATATGACACAGCACCCAACACCGGGACCTTCTGGCCGACATTGAGCCGGCCAGTTTCACCCGAGCGGATGCGCAGGTTGGGCGAGTTGATGACTTTAAACCGGGAGTCATCGGAGAGCGCAGAGAAAACTGCATCGATAGTGTTGTTGGTGAAGCGCACCGCATTAGGCAATACACCCGCAGGGCCGAGGCCCAACGACAGCTTGCCACCCAGCAGATTCAACGCGAGCTGAAATGCCGAGCCCTGTTCCTTTGTCGTAGCCACCTCATACGCGACCGCCCGCACCGCAACCTCGCCGCCTGGCACGTCGAGCTGGGGCAGCAGTTTATTCAGCATCGTCACTTCTTTCGCCGTACCGGCGAAAACCAGCGTATCGCTGTCCTGATCGACCATCGCCGCCGCGCTGCCAGGCGGGGGGTTGCTCATGACCTTTGCACCTTCGGGGGCCGTCACACTGCGGTTGAGAGTCAGGCCGCGCGGGAAAATCGGTCGGAGCAGCGTGGATAAATACGACACGTTGCGGTATTTGGGCCGATACACTGTCACCTCCTTTTCCTCGTCTGCACGCAACTCATCGGGCTTCGGCTTCATTGTCACGAAGTCCACACCGCCCCGGCTCTGCGCCTGCATCCCCAATGTGTCGAGAAACGCCCCCAGGAACGCCCGTAGATCGCCGCTGGAGGCGTCATAGCGGAACGACACCGTGCGCTGGTCCGTAAGTACGTCCGGAGCCAGCACATAAGGCGTCTTGATCGCCTCACCGTAGATCACCTGCAGCACTTGCGCGACCTGGACGAACTGAAAATCAAATCGCGCGGGCGACTTCGCTGCGGGAACGGTCGTCCCGGACAACGAGGCGGGGATGGGCGGTGGCAGCTCGGCAGCATTCACGGCCCCGGCTACCAGCAATATCAGCGTGAATAGACGCCTCATCTCTTGGTCTCCATCGAGGGAGCAATAGATCCCGCGCCCGCCTTATGGCCGGTCCACAGGGCTACGCGCTGGCCGTCAATCTCCCCGATAGCTGCAATGCCAGCATTGCGAAACATCGAAGGCGACTCGACGCGCAGCCGCCCCTGACTGTCCGACACCACCATATAACGCTCGCCGTTGGCTTCATAGGCCCCGGCGATGCGCCATTCCGCGCTGTAGTCGTCCTTACCCGACGACCCAGGCGCCCCACCCTTCGCATTACCCGGTGCTGGCACAGCCGCGGCTGCCGATGCCGCTTGACCATGCGCACCGCCGCCCGCCGATTCCGCTGCCGCCGGCTTGGCCTGTTCGCCCCGCTTGGCGAAGAAGCGGTACGTGAAGAACCCGCCGAAGGCCCACAACGCGACCATCAGGGCGATGACACCAATCACCTTAGGATCGCGCAGCACGTTCTGCCGCTTGTCCACCCGCAGCTCTCTGGCGTTGTCGCCTTCATAGCTCTTGTAGAGCGGGAAAATGTCTTTCTGGTACTTCTTGATGAACGTGCTGACCCGATTGGCCTTGATCTGCTTCGAGCCTTCGTACATCTCCACCCGATAGCCAGTCGGCACCCCGATACTCTTCAGCTTGTGCATGCGGAAACTCAGCTCGACCACGGCTTTCAGCGCCCGCGCCAGCCCGCCGATGTCCTGCGACATCATCACCACGTCGCAGGTCACGCCCGTTTCCGGGTGCACGTAGTGGCGATGCATGCGGAAGAACTGCATGTGCTCGGGCGACAGCTTGCCCTTGTCCTGATCCCAGAACCGCCACGCCTCATCAATGGCGACCAGATCGCCGCCCTTGACCACCGAGTCAATCTCGGCCTGCTTTTCGTCGGGGAAGAAGCCCGGCTCCATCACGCGCTCATCCGTCACGTGCACGATCGTGCCGAGCTTGCCCGCATCCAGGCCAGGCCGCTTCTTCAGTAGGTACTCGTGAATGCGCTCCTCGTTGATCCCGGCAACGTTGGTGACCACACGGCGGCCAGCGGCCACGGCATCACACACCGGACCACTGACCACCTCGTAGGACTTGCCGGAGCCCATGACCCCGCCGTAGAACGTAATCGACATGGCTTATCCAATCACTGGCAGGCGGCGGATGATGAAACGCGACACCATGGCAGAGATGATGATCGGCAGGCCCTGCGACACCGCGAACAGATCGAGGAAGTACCACGTGGTGGCCGACAGCCCCGATAGCGAGGCATTGAGGCTTGCCGACGTGGGCAGGATGCCGACCTGTTGCAGCACGCTTACGAACTCGGTCGTGATGAACCACAGCGCGAAAAACACCACGAATTTGACCACCAGCGACCGGAACACGAAGCCCAGCAGCGTATTGACACCTGCAAGAATAAACGTCCACATAGTCGCCTCACGCCATAAGGATGATCAGCAGCGCCCCGAGGGCCCAACAGACCATCATGGTTTGGTAGAGCATCTGCCGCGTGCTCTCAGCGAGCTGGCAATGCGAATCGAACGTGACGTGCCACGAGAACACGTCCACCGAAGGCTTAGGACACTCACCCTGGTGTTGTGGCGTGGTGAACGCCTTGAGGTCCGGCATCAAGTTCAGCAGGGGATCGAGAATCGAGCGTGCGGTGGGCGTCGATTCCAGCCCCGGCGTCCCCACGTTGGGCGCCTCCCCTAGATCAACCTGCACCTTGTTGGTCACGTTCACGTTCGGCGTGTTGACCACATTGACGTTATTGCCTGGAATCGGACCAGGGTTCGTTCCGGGATCCGGCCCCGGATTCGTGCCCGGCGTGACCGTTGGGCTGATGATCACTATCTGCGATCCCGGGCTGTTTGCCGGTGTCATCAAGTCCCCGACGGTCGGCGCAGAGGAAGGGTTCGCGTCGATCCATGGCTGCACGTCCATGGCTGTGATCGGCTGACTGTAAGAGTAAGGAAGTCCTTCATATCCAGGTTGCCCGGCTGCCTGACGCCACTGCGCATCCACGATTCTGGCCAATGAGTCGCCAGATAGCTTTGCCGAGCCCACTGTCTGCGGCATCGACTTCACGGCCGAGTCCAGATCGCTATAGAACTGCGGCCCGATGTCGCCATACACGCTCCCATCAAGGTTCTTCGTGGTCGTCCGCGAATAGCTGGACAAGCCTTGATCATCGCCGCCCGAGCGTGCTTCGTAGATGTACACCGCCACTCGGCTTCCGCCGTTGCTATTCGGAACTTGCTGCGCCCCTGCAAACTGCCACGTATAGGTGACTCCCGGTGTTGGATTGATGATCGGATTTGTGAGGAACGTGACCCATCTACCGAACGTGTTAAGGTCGTTCGTCACCAACACCGTCTTTCCGTAGTAGTCCGCCGCGTAGCGATAGCTCGGCACATCCGGCCTGAGCGGCAACGCATAGCATGCGTCGTTCGCATAGCAATTGTTTGGGTCGCGATAAATTGGGGCGCCCTGGGCCACCGCCTTTGCCCACAACGGCGTTTGGTCAACAAGCATTGGTGGCACATACGCAGGCATGGCTTCGCCGGGCACTTCCACCTTCAGCTTATTACCCGTATCGGTACTAGCAATCGACAACTGCGCGGGCTTGCCATTTACCATTGCCGAGATGCCAAGGCCGAGCGCCACCACGCCTAATCCCGCCGCAATACCCATCCAAACCGGTGCTCCCCCAATAGCCATACCAACCCCCACCGCCGTGCTGGCGACATTGAGCCCCGTGCTGACCGTTCCCATGCTAGTCAGCGTCGCGGCAATCCTTGGATCATTCGCGGCGAAGCCGCGAGCAGCCGCTACCCGCGTCACCACGTTGGACACCGCCCGGTTGACCACGAAGTTAGCGACCGGCAGCGCCTGCGCCTGGGCCTGCTGATTGACCAGCATCGCGCCGAGACACAGCATCAGAATCAACTTTCGAAAGCGCGCCATCAGCCTCCCCGCAGCCCGGTAACGACGGCCCATCCGCTGACAATGCCCCAGGCAAAAATGAACAGATACCAAAGCTCGTTTGTGCTCACCGCATCCTCCCCATAGACAAAAGAAAAGGGGAACGTCAACGACGCTCCCCTGCCTTCCCAACCGAGAGCGCTTAGCGACCGCGGATCATACCCAGCACGATGCGCACACCCTTAATCGAAGCGTAGAGCGCAGCCAGGAGACCGCCGATGGCGAAGACACCCACCAGGACCTCTGCGAACGAGACTTGACCGGTTAGCTGATCCATCGACGGCGCGGTCTGTGCATGAGCGATACCGGCACAAACAAGCGCGACAGCACCAGCGGCCGCACGAGTTGCGATGGACTTCAGGTTTTGCAGCTTGGCTTTCATGACTTCTTCCTTTTCACGTTGCGCCGGAATACCCGGCTGTTATTGCGACCTCAGCCTTGACGAATCAGGCCCAAGACCGCGCCGACCTTGGCACTCGCGAGATACAAACCAACGACCATCGTGAATGCCACGGACCATACGACGCCTGCATACTCGTAATCGAAGGGCTTGGCCGCTGCCTCAAGCAGCGACTGGGCCGAGGAATCGAGCACATAAGCTTGCATCGATTGGAGCTTGAATGCCTGCGCGCCACTCGGCGGACATGCCTGCGAGTCAATCGCATTAACAGTCTCGCCTGCGGCTAAAGGCGCGCAAATGAGGATGTTTTGAACCGACCCGGTCACGACAGTCCCCATGAACTATGTGGATAGACCACCTGGGCGGAGCCCGCAACGCTGTGACGACCGTCAACGGCCGCCACATGGACCGTTGCAGCTTCACTCATCCTTAACATCAAGGGTCATATCGACCGGCGTGATCGTTTCGAACTCGCCGGTATCCTTGTTCTTGATCTGGTAAGGCTTGCGCTGGTATCCGCCCAGCGAGCAAGTCACCGTGACCTCGTCACCGCGTTCGCCCAACTTATTCTTGCCGCGTACCTCTACGATCTGCGGCCGGCTGTAGGCGTCGGGTGCCGGGGTCATGATCCGCGTATAGCGGATCCCCTCGTGCGAGCGCTGCGCTTCAATTCGGCCGCGCACAAGCACATGCATCGGCTTGATCTGAGCCGACGTAGAACGAACAGTGGTTTCTGCTGTGGACATGAAATCTCCTTAAGCGGCAAGCCGCAGTGTTTCCCGGCTGACCTGAAACTCCTCGCGGTTGCGCGCCGGGAGCTGGCACAACCGTGGGTCCGTCCTGACCGGACTGAAGTCGTGGGGCAATGCGCCATCATTGGCCACTACGCGCACATCGGACCCACGCCACGACACGCCGGCGTCCTCCAACTGTTTCCGACATCGAAAGAACGTTGCCCTCGAATAGTTATCGCGCGCGCTGTCCTCACCATGCTGCGCCAGCGTTGACCAAAAGCCATACAGACGCATACCAAGCGTGTCGCCATACACCGCCTTCAAACGATGCAATACCGCTTTACTCTGTCTCAACGTGGTCATAGCCTGCTTCCCCTCTCGCAGCAGCTTCTCCAGCTCCGCATCGAAGACGCTTTCCAGATAAGCGTCCGAGACCTCATCAACACGCGGATCCTTCCCAAAGTCGTATCGCAGCTTGTGCCTGTTGATTCCGACCTCGACTCGCAATCGCCTATCTGCCAACCGCTGAAGCGCCTCAGTTTTCCGCTCTGCGCGCGCTCTGTTCTCGGGATGGTCGCGCCCATACAGATGACGATAAACTTGCTCGAAAAACCGTCGCAGCCGCGCTCTGTCATGTACCCGGAACTCAGAACCCTTGTGGTACAACTTGACCGTTGTAGTCTTGCCCTTGAAGTGCACGGCCATCGCATATTTCGACGCACCGCGCTTGCGCCGAGGAAAACTGATGAGCTGGATCCCATCAAAGAACTCTTGGCATGCTGCCCTTGAAAGCCGGAAGACCTCGGCGCGATCGACGCGGAGCACACTCCACCAATCGGCAGGCGGTAGCTCAGTACTCAACAGCGTTTCAACCAATTGCACGAAGTCCCGGCATGCTTGGAGGAAGTTCGTCGGCCCGCCGTACACGTTGTGGCCTAGCGCAATCTTGTGCACGGACGCCTCGATAACAATGTAGGGTTCGCACGGCACCTCCACGTTCCGGCCGCTCTTATCCAGCGCCCACTCCTTGCTCATGGGAAGAACCGCAATTCTGGAATCCCATGAACCCAAGAGCTCCCCCGTGTACAGCTCGTAACGAATCTCGCCGCTCGCCAGGTCGACGCCGGAGCGCAGAAGACACTGCGCTTTGATTTGGTCGACGATCTCCATGCCGAGGTATGGGGAGCGAAGGCGTACCGTGTCGTAGGCCATGCTCAGAACCCCTCCCCACCATCGCACCGAGTCTCGCCCGTGAGACTGTCAGGCGGTGCTACCACGCCCGCCTGACAGAAAGCAGCCTCGCTGCGCGAGGCCGAGAAATTCGAAAGGACCGCCTCTTGAAGGGCGGCATTAATTTTGTCCAATGCCAATTCGGGCATTGTCGAAACCTCGAGCGGGCGCACCGTCCGTCCTCGCTTCGCTGCGGGCGCGGCGGAGCGCCCGCCCGAGGCTTCGAAATAGGCCCTTGCGGTCAGACGGACTCGAATAGCCTTCGCGCGCTCATCACGCACTTGGATAAGCCAGTCAGGCAGCGAGGTGCCCGCAGTAGTGGATCGAATTGGAAATGGAGCCAAGATACGCGGCATCACGAGAACTCCTTCTCGATGCAACGCTTGTGCAGAAGAGCCACGTTGATGAGGCTGTACTTGCCTATTGCGACTGTCGGGAGGTATCCCCGATTGCAAAAGCCGATAACCACGCCGATAGGAAGCCCCACCGCTGCCGCGAATGCCTCGCGTGTCATCAGCGGCGCTGGCGTAGCGACCAGCATGCTTCTTTGCATCTCGAAGTCAGGGGCACCCATAATGCAGTCTGTCCTCACCAAAATTTGGTCAGGACGAATCTTACCAAAATTTAGTAAGCAAACCACCTATTTTTGGGGGAACGATGACACCTGATCGCTTCTCGGGCGACGCAAACGACTTCAGAGAGAGAATGATCTGGCTAATTCAGAACTTCGCGGGAAAGCCCACGCGTTACAAAATGCTGGAAACGCAGTTCGGTATTAGCGCTCGCAAATGGCAAAATGTGTGCAATAGAGCACAACAACCGAGCATTGAGATGGTTGCCGCTCTAGCATCGATCTATCCATTCTTCCTGTCCTGGATGGTCATGGGGAAAGCGCAAACCATCATGCAACTCGATCCGACGGAGCCGGGCTGGTTCAAAACGCTGCTTTCTTCCGTGGAAGGGGCAACTAATGCACAGACCGATATCCTGCACCGCTACGCTGACAGACTTCTCGAAGACTTCGGTATTCCAACAAGCAGCAGTGACACCTCGGCGACGAATGCTGCAAGGCGGGAAAAGCTAGCTGAGGCTCTGCGTGAAAGCCCTAAGGCCTCGCCAAAGGTCCCGGGTCCAACCTCCAAGACTTAAGCACGGATGAGCATTTCCAAGAAGCCTGGCGGATGGCTCGCTGACATCCAGCCAGGAGGCCGAGGAGCCAAGAGATACCGCAAAACATTCGCAACAAAGGCGGAAGCTCTCGCCTGGGAAGCATGGCTAACGGCGAAGGTCAACACCACACCCGAATGGCAACCGCAGAAGCGGGACACCCGCCGCCTTACTGAACTTGTAGACGTCTGGAAAACCCACCACGGTAGCAGCTTGCGAGCTGGCGCCGACACTTACGCGCGCCTGATTGCAATGTGCAAAGCAATGGGTGATCCCACTGCCGATCGCTTCACTGCGGAGACGTTTGCGGAGTATCGAACTAGCCGCCAGGAGGCCGGGATATCGCCTGGGGGCATAAACAGGGAGCACGCCTACCTGCGTGCAGTGTTCAACGAGCTCCGCCGACTAGGCATCTGGAAGAAGGAGAACCCGCTTGCCGGGGTTCGCCAGGTCAAGCAAGTTGAACGCGAGTTGACTTTTCTCACCCTCGAGCAAATCAGAACGCTACTGGCCAACTTGGAGGGCTCAACAGAAACAATGCTGGTTTCGCAAGTTTGCCTGGCAACAGGAGCGCGATGGAGCGAAGCGGAAGGATTAACCAAGAGTCAACTCGGTGGGGGTGCGCTTAACTACACGGCAACTAAGAGCGGCCGAAATCGCAGCGTTCCAATTTCCGCTGGACTCGAAGAGGCGCTCCGACGGCATGCCAACCATCGAGAAGAAGAACGCCTGTTTGGAGACTGCTATCACACATTCCGAAAGGCAGTCAGCAAATCGAAACTGCGATTACCAGATGGACAGCTCACCCACGTACTGCGCCACACCTTCGCATCTCATTTCATGATGAATGGCGGAAACATCCTGGCGTTACAGCGCATCCTTGGCCATGCCTCGTTGACCATGACAATGCGCTATGCGCATCTTGCGCCAGAGCATTTACAGGAGGTCAGAACCTTGAATCCGTTGACGAAGCTTCTCGACCGTTGACAATCCGTTGACACTCAGACGAAAAAAGGGGTTGCGCATACGCGCAACCCCTTGTTTTTACTACATATATT